CCGCCCTCTCTCTGTGTGTGTGGTCAGTCAGTACCGTCCGACAGGATGCCCGCCATAATCTCGGCGGTGCAATCCATGTCCACGTGGACCAGCTCGGTATCCGTCGGAACGGCCCCGAGCGTCTCGCCGATAATCTCCCAATCCCTCCCGATAATCGGGAGGAACTCGGCGAAGGCGTCGGGGTCCCCACGGAAGGCAACGGCGAAGGCCGTAAGGCCCGCCACCTTGCCTTCGGGGTCCGTCGGCTCGGCTTTCAAGTCGTGTCCGTTGGGCTTGGACTTGGACTTGGACTTGGACTCGGTATCCGTGTCCACGACGCCTTTACGCATGGTGCGTACTGCCGTCGCATGATCCCGAGCCGACTCGGCCGTAAGCGTGCCCGCCTTCCGAGCCTCGGCAATCCACTCCACTATCTGAGTGCGCCGAGCCCCACCATCCGCCCATGCCTCGGCCTGCAAGGCCTTGTACACAGAGAACGGAACGGACACGAGGCGGACAGACTTCGGGAACGAAGCGGCCGTGTTGCGGGCCGCCACGAGCGTCGTCCTGTCCATGCCCGCTTGGGCGCCGAGCCGAGAAAGGATCTCGGATTCCGTGGTCTCGGCCCCGTCTCGGGAAGTCCAGCGGACCTTGGTCCGTGGGAACTCCACGAGCAGAGCGTCGCCCATCTTGAACATGGCCGACCCAACGGCCTTGATGGCTTTCACCAACGGGCCGTATTCCTTCCGAGTCTTCTCGGTGCGTTCGGGTACTGACTGACTGCCTTCGGTACTCATGGTCTCTCCCTCCCATAGGGCGAGAGCATCGAGCACTTGTGCCACGTGGCACAAGGCCCGAGGCAGTCGCTCTATGGAGTTGGTAAGTAGCAAGTGCCCGCCTATCTGACGGACATACCAATTCTCGCATAGTCCCAATCCATACACAAGGACCGACTAGGGCCGACCTTGTGCCACGTAGCACAAGAGGGTGCCCGCTAGGTGTCGGGCTTGACTTTTCGGCGACCATCGACTAAGCGCCTGGAAACGAGAACCATTCTCAAAAGCGCAGGTTCCGATTTGACAGCAGCCCGAAAACCTGCTAGCGACCTGGGAATCATTCCCAAAACGAAAACGAGAACGATTCTCAGCTCAGCCGTCGCCCAGCCGTCGGGCGGGGCACCCCCACGGGGGGCGGGGGCCAAGCCACCCCCCATGTATAGATATGGATTCCCGATGCGTTCGAGTCTGCGTTGCCCGCGTGCCGTGTAACTTTGCGGGACTATACACTGTATTGATTTGCGGGGGCTCGGCCCAGTCCTTGGGGGGCCTGGGCCTCGCTGCTAGCGGCTGGAGGGCGACGCTCCGCGTCGCCCGTGCCTAGCCCTTTTTTCATTAGCGGGGGTTGTCCCACTGCGCCGTTTCAGGCATGTAGCGTGGGACAGGGTTCGGGTGTTTGTGGAGGTGGTTTGATGCCGCAGAATGGTGGAGGCAAGGGTTGGAGGACTGATCCTGAGACGGGCGAGAAGGTGATGCCTGATTCGTGGAAGGCGTTTTTGGATTGGGTTCTTCAGGGGCCTGCCAGGGTTCCTGAGCACCAGTATGAGTGGGCGCGTGAGAATGGTGTCCATGAGGATTCGGTGCGTCGGTGGAAGCGTGATCCTAGGTTTGTGAAGGAGTGGGATCGTCGTGCCGCCGAGTTGAACATTCATCCTGAGCGTACGCAGTCGGTGATTGATGCGTTGCATCAGCAGGCGGTGGCTGGTTCGACGCAGGCTGCGTCGTTGTATTTGCAGTACATCGAGAAGTTCACGCCGAAGCGTCGTGTCGTTGTTGATGATGAGCGTGAGGTGGCTGGTTTGTCGGATTTGGAGTTGGCTGACGAGTTGGCTGGTTTGGTCGCGGAGTTTCGCGGGGAGGATGTTCGGTGAGTGGTGTTTGGTTCCCGTATGCTGAGGAGCGTGCGGAGCAGCGTTTCGATCCTGATGGGGATTTGTTTTGGCGTGAGGAGGCTTTTGGGGAGCGTCCCATGTTGGGTCCGTGGGGCGATCCGATCCACGACCTTGATGCCGAGCCGCATTCTTGGTTGTCTGATGAGGTGTTGGAGTGTGGTTTGGAGAACCCTGAGGTGTGTGAGGCGTGCGATTGAAGTGGGTCGTGTGCCTTTCGGTCACGGCGGCGTTTATGTCTGTGGCATTTCTGGTTTGGGGATTGGGCCAGACGTTTCGGTCGTTGTTCGAGTAGATGAAAGTTTGGATTGACCAGGATCTTTGCACGGGGGACGGGATTTGTGTTGAGATTTGTCCGTCGGTGTTCGACATGCACGAGGATGGTTTGGCGTATGTCAAGGAAGCCGACTGGCCTACCCTCTGTGGGCCAGATGGCAGCCCACGGGGTGAACCCGTTTATCAGATGGCCGAAGGGCGGGCGGTAGTTCCTGAAGGGGATGTTGATGCCGCTATTGAGGCTGCTGAGGAATGTCCTGGCGAGTGCATTTTTCTTGAGGTCGAGTAGGTGAGCCGTCTCGGCGAGCTGCGCCAGGAGGCCGAGTGGCGTAAGTGCGTTCGTGACGAAAAGTATTTTTTGCGGACGTATTGGCATATTTCGCATCCTGCGCATGGCCGCATCTTGTTTGATTTGAGGCGTGCTCAGGCTGCCGCCATCGACCATTGGGATAGTAACCGTTATTCTTTGACGTTGAAGGCCCGTCAGATCGGCTGGTCTACGTTGGTGGCGGCGCACCAGTTTTGGTTGGCGTTTTTTCATCCTGATCAGAACATTATTGATTTGTCTCGTACGGAACGTGAGGCTGTCCAGTTGTTGCGGAAGACGAAGTACGGGTTTTCGCATTTGCCGAGGTGGATGGTTGATCGCGGCCCCAGGCAGCTTGTTGAGCATCAGCAACGCATGTTTTTCGGTAATGGTTCCCAGATTGTTTCGATGCCGTCAGCGTCGGATCCTGCGCGTGGCGAGTCCGCCACGCTTATCGTGGTGGACGAGTGGGCGTTCTTGCCGAACCCCGAGGAGGCGTGGGCTTCTATCGAGCCTGTCGCGGATGTTGGAGGGCGGATCATTGGGTTATCGACCGCGAATGGATCAGGAAACTTTTTTCACCATCTTTGGGTGGGGGCGAGCACGGGGAACAACAAGTTTGAACCCATGTTCTACCCGTGGTCTGCCACGGAGGATCGTGACGATTCGTGGTATGAATCGAAGGTTGAGTCGATGTTGCCGTGGCAGTTGGCTCAGGAGTATCCGACGACGCCTGAGGAGGCGTTTGTAAAGTCGGGGAATCCCGTGTTCGATTTGGATGTGTTGGACGACATGATGGTGCGTTGCCGCCCTGGGTTGTCGGGGTATTTGCACGAGTTGTCGGCCAGGTCTGTGGAGTTCAGGTCGTGAATTGTTGGCGTTGTGACTCCGAGTTGGTGTGGCAGGGGGATTACGACTTTCCAGATCACGGCGACGAGGTGACGGTCACCCGTTTGGATTGTTTTGGTTGCGATGCCCACGTCGAGGTGTATTTGCCGTGAGTTTGGAGGTTTGGTGTAAGCCTCAGGGGGATCACGCGTACGTGTTGGGGGTGGACACGGCTGAGGGTTTGGGCCACGGCGACTATTCGTGCGTTCAGGTGCTGGACGTGAACACGGGCGAGCAGGCGGCAATATGGCACGGCCATATTCCGCCCGACGAGTTGGCTGCCGAGGTGATGCGGGTCGGCTTGTGGTATCGGGATGCGTTGTGTTGCGTCGAGTCGAACAATCATGGTTTGACGACGATCACGATGCTGCGCCAGTTGGGGTATCCGCGTCTGTTTCGGAAGCGGTCGCTGAACCAGGCGACGGCGAAGGTGTCGATGGAGTTTGGTTGGCGTACGACGCGCACGTCGAAGCCGTTGATGATCGACGATTTGGGGATGGCGTTACGCAACGAGGAACTTCAACTGTTTGACCGTCATACCGTGGGGGAGTTGCGGACGTTTACCCGCAACGAGCGGGGCACGATGTCGGGGTCACCGTATGACGACAGGGTGATGGCGTTGGCGTTGGCGAACCAGATGCGAAAGTATGCTCACGCCCCCGAGTATGTTGAACATCCCGACGATTATTGGACGGTCGAGTGGTTTCGGAGGCTTGCGGTGGCCGATGACCACGACTCTGGGGGTTACAGGATCGGGGCGAGCAGTGTCCGTGGGACACCCTGAGCCGTGTATGTAGACATGTCTATCCACTTCACTCAGGAGTATTTTTATGGCTAGGTTCGTTTCCTTTACCAACGGCACGCAGACTGTCGATGGTGCGAAGGGTCAGAACAACAAGATGGAGCGCGGCGGGTCGGTTTCTGCGAACCCGATCTGGGAGCCTGGTGGCGCCAATTCGCCGAAGCAGCGGTTTGATTCCCCGAAGGTGAACAACCAGACGGGCGGCTACGGCCAGGTTTCGGTGCGCGACACGCCGTTCAATCAGCATGGCGAGACGGGCAAGGTTGAGCCTGCGAAGCCGCAGCCGAACCTCAAGGGTCATAACGCCCGCTAGTGGCCGTATTGCCCCCTAGGGCTTCGTTCGAGGAGTTCTGCTCGTACGTTCGTGGCATCAACGATGATGTCCACGACGACGAGCTGGACGACTTGTGGGAGTGGCGCCAGAAACTACTTGGTGTCCGAATAGACACTGGGCGCGGCTACCGCTCGACGCTGCCCCCCGACGAGCAGCATTTGTCCCGCGAGGAACGCGGGTTGAAGGCTCAACAGGAAGCGTTGTCCCAGGGGCGGAATATCGAAAGGTTGCCTGACAAGGCGTACTTCTGATGGCTCGTAAGACACGCAGTGAACTGCTGGACGATTACCAGCATCGGCTGAACCTGTCGCGCCGTTGGCGCGATGAGGAAGGCTACGACAGGACGTGGCGTCGTTTGATCGACTTGTACAGGGGTAAGCATTGGCCTCGTACGTCGTCTGCGGAGCGCGATTTGATCGCGGTGAACTTGTCGTTTTCGACGGTGAACGTGATTGCGCCGTCGGTTGCTGTGAACCATCCGAAGATCGTGGTGAAGGCGAACCATCCTGGCGACGAGGCGAACGCTTCGTTTGTCGAGGCGGTCGTGAACCATTTGTGGCGTCATCACGATTTCCGCAAGCCTTTCCGCCGCGCCGTCAAAGATTTCCTGATCTTGGGGCACGGCTGGTTGAAGGTTGGTTGGCGGTTCGTGGAGCAGGAACGCTCTTTGGGCGAGGGGGAGCGCGCCGAGATTTTCGATCAGGCCGTGTCGGAGGCGAACGCTTTCGCCTTTGAGGAGCCGTTTTTGGCGTCCGATTTGCCGTCTGACGAGGAGATTGAGGCGAATCTGCCGACGACGCAGATGACGATTGTC